TGCCAATGACCCAATCCAGAAGTTGTGCCTTGTTCTGGCCGGTGCATTCACCGCCAATGGTGTTGTAGACCTCAAGCACCGAAGTGTAGATATTCTTCTGGTGATCGGTGCGCTCTTTCTTGTCAGGCTCAAGAGCCTCAGGCCAAATGGCTTGGAAAGACCGCTTGCATTGCGTGAACCATTGTTCGTAACTGATGTTTCGATATTCGGGAATACGATTCCGAAGCGACTGGAAATAGTCAGGACTCCATGCCGTGTGCATGACGATGTTGTCCATGTATTTGTAGATCGGGTCCATATCCAGTCGGACGCGATCAATGTACCCAGCAATCAGTTTTGCATCTTCCGAGCCTTCACCGAATCCTTGGCTGAGTGAATCGCCGGTTAGGAATGAGGGGGGCATATCCAGCGACAGGGCGATATTCTCAAGAATGTTCTTGCGCTGATCCTGATAGGTCAGGTTGTTAAGGTCCAGAGATTCAATGGACTCATCAGGCATGATGCTGATGGTGTTGCCGGTACGGGCAATCTTTAGGATATTAAGGCGCACATCCTGAGCCGCCGCCATCAGACGATCAATGATTGATCCCGGTTGCTTGATCTTGGCAACCATGACCCCGGATTTCACCATCATCAGATTGTCAGCGACCATTGACTGCACAAAGGACTGCAACGGATACAAGGCGCGACTAAATACGGAACGGCCCACAAAGCCAAACGCTGAACCCGTATAGCTGAGATAAATCGGGTTTTCGTAAAGCTGAATGTGAGTTCTGCTCCGGTGATAGGGCTGGCCCATCACGGCGATCTGTTCGTACTTTAGGAACTCAGGGTCATTTGGGTTCAGGATGCCGACCAGTGATCCAGCGGTGTTGAGTGGATCAAGCGAGTTGAAGCGGAATTCCCCGGACCAGTATTGTTCCGGCGTTACGGGATCAGAAGTCTTGAACCGGTCAGAAGTCGGAAGAACGGCAAGCGAAGAAATGCCGTAGATACGCGCAAGGCGCTCACAGTCGGCAATGTAGTAGTCAGCCTGTAGACTATCCCAAACGTCATTGAATCGTTCGATAACGCACTCAGGAGATTCCTTAACGACGATTTCCCGGCGTTTATACATCGCCCGAGCAATGGGGGAATCTACGGTCTTCTTGCCTAGAGGATGGTAGAGGTAGATCAGCTTGCAGAGTTCATAGGAAAGCGAATTCCCTGCGGATATCTCACTCGCTCTAAGAATCTGCAACAGCGGAGAATTGTCATTGATTGCGCCGCCGCCATAAACGTCGATCTCTGCCATGCTAGATACCCATGTTCCCGCCCAAGGCTAGGATAGTCGAATAACAAAATACGTCGAGAATGTCATCCTGCCGCCTAGCCGCATCCTTATCGGCCAATCTGAATTGCAGAATCTGCGTCAGGAAGTGATTTCGAGTAACGCCCTTATAGCACAAAGTCTTATCGTGTGCATGACGGGTTAATCTTACCTGACCTGACGCCACATAGGGCGATGCGGCCAATGCGCGTTCATCCTTGCCTACACTGGTCAGTTTAGATTCGATAGCGTGTACTTTTTGTAGTCCCATGCGCTGTGCTTGCTGAAGCATGATGGTACCTGAGCCTTTGTCTTCCACAAATGCGCCGATGTTTCCCCGGACCGCCTGAGTTTCAACAGCCAGTTTCTCAAGACGTGCATCAATCTCTGGATACCACTTGATGAGAAGATCGCCTTCGATCTGGCGCACGTCCCAGTCCAGAACGATCAGGCGCGGCAATCGGTCTTCGCTCATATATCCGGGTTGAATGCCGCAATACATGACTGCCGTACCATCGTGGTCGGTTCCTGATTTCAACGCTGAGTCAATGACAGCGAAGACACCACCCATGATCTTGATGGGTTCTTGCAATGGCCGGTCATTTTCCAACATATCGGGAAGCCTGAAGAACGATACCCCGGACCAGTCTACAAATTCAGCAAGGTATTCCTGTTGCCAGACCTGCGGGTGTGATCGCTCTTTGATGGCAATCAGTTCATGCGCTGGTAGGTACGGGTTAGTCGATGAGGGGGCCGTGAACTTGCGCCATTGCTTGGATTCACTGATTTGATAGAACCAGTTATCCGGGTTTACTCCCTTGGGTGTTGAGAATGCAAACGCATCGCCGGTGTAATCCAGAAGGGTCGGTTCAATAGCCCGTTCCCATGTGGTTTGCATTTCAGAGTCTTTGGCGAATGCCGCCTCATCAATCAGCACCCGATGGTATTTGCGTCCACGTCCTGCTTCCGGGTTTTCCAGTGACCAGAAATCAACTTGGCCACCTGTGATGGTGCGGATGATGCCTTCGGTCTTATTGGATTCAGCCTTGATTCGTCTAAGCGTGGAGTGAACTTCGCGGTAGATTTCCGATTGGTATTTGTAGCTAGGAGTAAAGATGCCGACATTCATGCCATTAGCGGCAAGCTGTGATGACATTCGATTGAGCATGAAGGTCTTGCCCCATCGTCTACCGCAACAGACATGGTTGAATCGTGCGGCGTTATTGACGATGGCCCTTTGCCCCGGATGAAGCGCAGGGAGGATGACCTGTCGTTCAATCACTAATCACCACATTGGGGTCTTCTTCGCCTGAGGTGCTGGATTCATCAATGACGCGCACCGTGGTGTTCTGATCGATTTCTTCTTTTTCCTTTTGATTGAGGTATTGCTTACCCAACCAAATCTGCATTGTGGTATTTTCGTTTTCTATTGCGTTTTTCCATTGCGCTCTACGTAATGAAGCAAGTCCCGGAGCCGCCAGTGCTTTTATATACTCCGAAGCGGATACTTCGTATTCTTCCTTGATCCTTCTTGCCAAAGTATCGTAATCGACACCAATGACACGGGCTATTTCTTCACCAGTTGCCTGTATCAGACATAACTCTTCAATCTGACGCCAAGTCTCAGCGTCGAATTCTATTTTTGTTTGGAATGGCATCCCACTCCTCCTGTGTTGCATCGTCCATTGAATTACGCGGCGCAGTTCGGGGAAGGCCGCACCAATGAGTAAATTCCCCCTCAGGATAATACTGCCCGATTACAGCGGTTCCGTATTTCGTCCTAAGTAATATCTTGGTTCCGTTTGGAGGTGGATATTCCGATACGGATTTCCAAGTGGGTCTGTATTCTGCTTGGTGTCTCATGGCTTTATCCCATTCATGGCGCGGTTTTAGCCTCCCACAGTTTGATTGTCAAGGTTCGGATTTCGTTCAGCGTGTCGGCGTCCAGTTCGCGTTCCCATCGAGCGAGCCAGTCCTGTCGATGTTGCTTCGAGGGTTGGTTGACCAGAAACCGGGCTCGGCAGCAGGGGTTGTTCATCTGGTAGATGGGTTTGGATGCGGCGCAGAGGGGGCAATCCGCATTAAATTCCGCAGTATTCCGCATTGATCGTTCCGCAAGTCATTGATTTACCGCATATTCCGCATATTCCGCATACATTGCCCCTAGCTTTTCCCTTATATATATATGTTGGTCTTTTTTATGCCTATTTTCTTCCTTATCTCTTGGAACCCCAACAATATAAAAATATGCGGAATATGAGGAACCACGGGGGTTCCATTGATTTTGGAACGCGGAATTTTTCCGATTTTATGCGGAATCGTACCTATCAAGATCGGTTGCCAATCGAATGCCCCTAAAATTCCTTTTGGATGCTGATGTTGGCTTGTGCGTATCAATCCCTGTGAAAGTTGCCTTCAAATTGCGGCTAAATGTGTTGGATGCGCCCGGATGTGATCTGCCATTCTCGTCGCACCATGACTGCCATTTAGCGAACAGTTCATGACAAGGAATGGATGCGTCAGGATCGAGGATGCACTCTTCCTCTACAAACATGGAGACAGGACTGGTTAGCTCTTCCATTTCCCTGACAAGCATTTTGCCGGATTCGGTTTGGGTTAATCGTCCGATTTTTCTCAGTCTTTCCAATCCATCCAAAGCCCACATTAAAATACCCGGTAATTCCGCTTTGAGTTTATCAGTTAGTTCAACATCCTCTTTACCGTAGAAAGTCTTGATTAACTGAAACATGACGAATCTTCCAGCGAGAGCCGATGAAGTATCATTAAAATGAGGCAATTCATTGGTGGCAAATATAAATCGTGTCGGTAATTTCCCGTCCCAATTCTCTCGATGTTTTCTGGCTACACTCACAGTATCTTCGCCGGTGATTCTGAGAATGTTTTCTGTGATAGCCGCCTGATCTGCCCTAATGGATAGCCTTGCATCAGATATCATAGCCACGCGCTTACCTATAAGCGGCTGTAAGCCAAAATCTGATCCTAATGAAGATAAGGATGGAGAGACTTTGTTGCTTTTCCCTACAAGCGCCTCAAGGACTCTCAAAAGCGTTCCCTTGCCCGATCGTCTGGGGCCGCAAATCATGAAAGCCTTTTGTTGTTCGGTCTGATCCGTCAGCATGTATCCCATCGACTCTTGGAACGCATAAATCGCAGCCGGGTCATGATCCCAAATGGATTCAAGGAAATCGAACCATTGATTCGGTTGCTCGGGATTTTCCTTGGCATCGAATTCAAGAGCCGCTGTGATAAATAATTCGGGCCTAGCCGGTTCCAGCTTGCGGGTGCTGATGCGGAAAAATCCGTTCCAGCAAGGAATAATGTCGCTGGCCGGTGTCATGTCCTCAGGAGGAATGAGCCATTCGGGGGCCGATTCAATGTCGATTCTTGTCTCTGCCATTAGCGCCTGATTCACTTCGCGAACAAGAGCTATATTCGGCTTGACTGGTTCAGGGACGCCCTTGACTTCATTGAAACATGAAGCCAGCCAGTCATAGAGTCTGGCCCTGATTCTCTCATCATCAATGATTGCGTAATGGATGCCGTTCCATGCGTAAAAATCACCGCGCCATCGGTGTAGGGTTCTTGTGGTATCGATGGTGGCTTGCATGGCCACATAGATTTTCGCGATATCCAAAGGATTTTTTAAATCCAAGAGAATCATTCTCTCAGGCGCTTCTTCGAGAATTTCGCCTGTCTCTGGATCAATCTTGGGATTGTAATTTGGAGGAATATCATAATGAACGTGCGGCCTTGTCGGCTTCCATCCTGCATCTTTGGCCATGCCAAATAGTGTCCCGATGGTGATTCCGCTGCCGCGCCCGAATGATTTCCAATGGGATCGGAGTTCCTTTTCGCCGGGGTATTTTGAAGATTGAGAAGACCACGCATCCCAAACCATGAACCCCGAATCATGAAGCTCTGAATGGATCGCCATTCCGATCCTGATCCAATCGTCATAACCACAGTCGGGATTGATGAAAAGAATGGCCTCTTCGATTTTTGATGCTTCGGCGGGGAGTTTGTATCGAGGCTTATTGGATGCCTCAGGATCGGGCTTCGAGTGTTCTTTGACAGTTCGCCTGAGCTTGTCGATGGTAGGGTCAGGTATGGGATTCAGATTGAGAGAAGAACCCGCCCGGAGCCGCCCCGTCATGGTGAAAAATTGACGACCGCAGAATACTTCGATGCCAAGCAAATTGGACTTGAAGGTTTCGCACGTTCCCTTGACGATGATATGAACACCGTTGCCAGAGGGTGATAGTTCCGTATAGGAATTACAGGCTTTGATGATCCTTAATGCACGTTCGTGCTTTTCATTGTCATCGGTATTAAAGCAACCATCAAGGTCAATCCCGATGAGCCCATCATTCGGCAAAAACGCGAATCCAACACCATCAAAGCCCTTGGCATCCGCATATCTGATGGCAGATTCAGCATCGGTTAGCTTGGATCGATCATCATCACTGCCTTGCGTCCCGGTTCGGCGTCTGCCGTTGGTGTAATAGGGAACCTTGCGCGGTTTGTCTGGATTGGCCTCGTTGGGCTCAAATCGCCAAACCAACCATTGAGCAATCGAACAGAGTTCTGGGGGAAATTGGTCTGTGGATATCATTCATCATCCCCCGCATCAATGAACTGGAAAATGGTTTTCCCCAGTG